CTGCAGCATTTGATGTAAATCGTCTTCCCCACGAGAGTCGGGTCGAACGGAATCTTGACCAGGGCGTCGTCGAGACGGATGAAGTTTGAAGCAGCCGCGTGGGTAGCGATCGCCGTTCCGTAGCAGCCACGCCGTAAGTAGGTCAGGTTGTATTTGTAGGTGGTTACGAAGGTAGCCGTCTGAAAGGCGATCAATTCATCCTCAACAAGGCAAAGTGTGACTTTTCTGTCTGCGTCATCCTGCGTGCCGGAGGTCAAGGCGCCCTTGCTCGTGGTGAGATCTACCGCAAGCGTGTGGGTGGTGTCTGGATCGCTACCTGAAAGGAGCTGAGCGCTTAAAGCCCCATAGCGACTCGATCCCATGAGGCGCTTGACGAACTTGTAGGTAGTATCGTCAGTCGAGGCATAGACGTCACAGCCTCCCCAGGTATCCCCTGCTCCACTGATCGCACACCAGAGTTCATACCCGGAATCGGTGAGGATCCCCGGGGCATTGAAAATAATAGGCGTGTTGACGTTTCCAGGGGTGGCGTTGAAGTCCACGATGTAACCCTCCGATGAATCCGCCCCATACGTAGCTGCGTGCCCTATTCCAGCAGGGAAGTCCTCGGCCTCCATCTCAAGGTCGCCATTCTCGTTCTCCTCGATCCTGGTGATTCTGACGGGCGTTAGGGTCATTCCGAGGGTCGAATCCGTGAGGGTTACTATGTCCATCGGCTCAAGGAGGCAATATCTCCATCCGAGCGTGAATTTGTAGGTATTCCGGACATAAAGCGCTCTTTGGCCTATAAGCTGAACCAGGTATCTGGCTACGTCCACCTTGCAAATATGGTGGTACTGGCGAGCCGACTCCTGGCGGAGCATATAGGAATCGATAGAGCCCTGATCCTGAAAATGGACGACATGGACATTGTACTCGTGGCTCCTATCGAGGCATTCGATTTGCACAAAATTGTAAGCATCCGCAGGGGAGATCCGCCTGACCTCGATGGGGTCTTTATCATCTCCTGAAAGAAAATCGTCGTCGGTGAGGTCGTAAAGAGGTGTAACGCTTGGGTTCCACGTCTGCCCGTTTCCAGTGATAGAAGTATCTCCATAGGGAATCAGTTTGAGGATAGTCCCATCGTGGAGGATGCAGGTAGAAAAACTCATCTCAAGGATGTCCTTGATATGATCGGAGGCATTCTTCTGTTCCGTGAAGGCTGGGCTCAGAAGAAGATTCGAAGCTAAACACCAAGTCGCATAGTCGGTCACCTCGAGATATGAGGCAGAGAGACCAAGGCCCGTCTTTGAGTTCGTGATAATGTGCGTCAGAATGTCCGACGGGTTTGCATCCTGAAGCCCTGCAACTATGTTGAGCCCTTCAATCACGAATGAAAAATTAGGCAGGGCGTTCGATGTTCCCATGTCATAATTAGCAGCGTAGAGATAGGCCATTCCTGGATAGCAAAGAGCTTGAGTTGGATGATTCGTCGTGAGATAACTCCAAGGTGTCTGAGGGTAGGTTCCGAGTTTGTGCCCGAACGCGCTTGGAAGAGTTGAAAAAATTTCCTTATTGCGCCACATTTTTGCTATGTCAATAATAGGTCCCTCACAAAGACCCATGGCGAAAGAGATTGCATAGGTGTAAGATGTGCTCTCAAATCCTGTCCCGAAACCCTTGCCGCCTGAATCTTCGTGTTTCGTCGCAACGAAATCCCCGGCCCAGATAAGATTTCCAGTAATACGGGTCTTCCCAAATACCACGGGAACAACCATCCCCTGCGTGCTCGTCTGTATTCGGAGCGCATTGTAAGCTGGCGTTGTCTCGCCTAAACTGTTTTTTGCTCCAAAGAGTCCGCCCATAAGGTTTTATGCCTGAAAATCTTCCTTTTAAGATGGTGCAACGGATGGCTCGTGGCATCCGCTTCGCATACGCATCGATCTTGTGACGAGGCATGAATTATTGTCGGCCATTCCGTGATGATTCCACCATGAGAGAACACACGCCCATGCTTGAAAAGGATCACGTCACCCGGTAGATACGGCCCCCCATTGAGTTCTCGCGTGTGAGCCCCAACGATGGACAGATACCATTCCTCTGCTCGGTGCATCATGAAATCTCTCGGGTAATGCTTCACATCGATATGAGGGATAAGACCCACATGTTCGAAGACTTCGAGCAATAGCATCCCGCAATCCACTCCCGCGCCTTTGATACGAGCCTCGTGGTGGAAAGGAGTTCCGATCCACGACTTCGCTTCTTCGACCAGCTTCTTTCTTTTTTCTTCTTCCATTAAATTCCTGTCTCCGAAACTGGGATATAAGGCATCCCGCGAAAATTATTTGAATTCGTAAAAGTGTTGTTGCACGTCGTCTTTTTATGATCGCAGCCCGGATAGATCGTGAATGTCGCCCCGTTCCCAGGAGCCGTTGGAAGTGGAACGATCAACGTCACCGCATTATTTGCATCGGCGAAACTCTTGATCGTCCTCCGCGTCCCGTTCAGATTCCCTGAGTTAAAACTGATCACTCCAAGGTCGAAATAGTTATTCGCCTGATTCATATTCGTATAGACGACACTCGTGTTCGAGTTGTTGCCTACCACATTGCCCGAGACCGTGAAACTTGTCTTATTGAGTCCGCAACCGTTCGCATAAAGTGGCCACTGACAAGGAGCTTCATAGAGATGCAGGGGCCATGGGACTGAGAGAAGTTCGAGTATGCTCTTGACCTTGATACTTGCCTTTGTCCTTCCGATGGGATCTATGTCAGAGACGTTTCCGAAAAAGAAATTTGCGCTTCCCACTGCGTTCGAGTTCCAATCAGAATAGAAGAGCCGTTGAAGTAAGACGGACGCCCCGTCGAGAGCACCATTCCGGGCCGCTGGGAGCCAGGCGTCGTTGCCTATGTTCGCCGTCGTTGGATAGACTTCAAGATCGAGCTCGCCGACTTCCACCCCGATGGTCTGAGTTATTTTTCCTCTCTTGATTAGAAGTCCTTGAGAGTTGAAAGTGTTTCCATTGTAGGAAACATCCACATCGAGGGAAGTATAGCGAAGGACAGAGTTATTGCTGAGCGTGAAGGTATAAATCTCCGCGAAATAAAATTGATTCGAGGAATTCAAAAGATTGATGACGTTATTCGATGCAGTTTTCATCGCACGCTATAAAGATCGACCTTTTTAAGTTCCCAAAGGTTCCGCATGAATTGAACAAAGGCCTCATCGCTGTCTTCACCGTATTCTTCAAACCGAACCCGATAGTAATAGTAAAAAGTGGCTGTAATAGCGGCTCCGTTTGCTGGGGCCGCATTGAAACACAAGAGGGCGTTATTGCCCCAGGTATAGGCAGTGTTGTTGTTATTGGCTACCTTGATATTGATGCTGACAGCCTCATTCCCATTCGGGAGAGCGAAATTGCCTGTGAGTGCCAGATCGTAAGTAGGCTCAACAAAATTCCCGTAAGTTCTAACCATCTGAAAATTCTTTCCAACATTGTTCCCTGTTCCGATGGCCTGATTTGCTACTTTGTAGTCTGAAGGATCGACATAGAGAAACGAATCAAAGGCTCCCTGTCGAGCAAGGTAGAAACCCATGATCTGCTTTAGTTCGTTGGAGGAGTTCGTGTCCCTGAGAAGATCATAAGAAAGACCGAAATGGTAGAGTGGATAGACATAGAACGACGCCCTTGCTTCCCGTCCGGACGTTGATCTCTGAATGCGAGTCGAGAAGATAGGAGTCTTGACCTGCTCCCACATCACGCCTGGCAATGAAGGAAAAACGCTATTTGACATTACCGCCTCACCCCGTATCTATTCCGACTGTAGCCTTCGAGGGACTTAGCGATCTTCCGAGAGTGCTTGTTGAACACCCGAAAGGCATCCGTCCCATCCATGGCTGAAATCCTTACATTCACGTTGGATTTTCCACCGTAACCTTTTCCACCTGAGATCATGCCCCGCAATCCTTCGGAAATTCCTGAAGGGATAACCATTTCAGACTTATGAAGCATGGCCAACGAATCCCGGTCCACGTCCCAACCGCCGGCTGCTGATTTGATACTCCCCAAGGATCCCAGGACGAGTGCCAGCATAGCTGCGAACGCTGCCGCAGCCAAGATTGGACCGACATAGGGAATACTTGACTCCGCAGCCGCTGCACCGCTTGCGGCTTCAACCGCAT